CTAGTTTCCGTAGTGACCTTATTATCTTTTGTAAGAATAGTATTTTTAAACTTCTTAACATTAATGATTCTAATAATATTGTAGTACAACCAGTTACAAAAAACGTAGGTTGTATGGATGCCCAGAGTATTCAAGAAATTGCAGGTGACTTGTTATTCTTGAGTCCTGACGGTCTTAGAACCGTTGCAGGTACGGTACGAATTGGTGACGTTGAATTAGGAACTGTAAGTAGACCTATTCAGCCTACAATTAAAAGTATTGCGGCTAACATTGATAACTTAGATATCACAAGTGCTGTACTTAGAAGTAAATCACAATATAGATTATTTTATAATACAGATGGTACAACCAATGCTGCTGCTAAAGGTGTTATCGCTACATTAACGAATGAAGGTTTTCAGTATTCAGAAACTGAAGGTATCAAAGCTACTGCTTTAACATCGGATTTAGACATAGATGGTATTGAACAAACGTGGCATGGAGATAGTGACGGCTATATCTACAATCATGATGATGGTATTTCTTTTGATTATGGTGGTAATCCTGCTGACATTAGAGCAGCTTATCAGACACCTAATTTAGACTTTGGTGATGTAGGCACTAAAAAGACTTTACGTTATGTACGGTTGTCTATAAGTCCTGAAGGGGCTATCCAGCCTACATTACGTGTACGTTATGATTATGAAGATCCTTTAATTTCACAACCTTTAGATTATATATTAGATACTATTCCTCTGCCTAGTATTCTTGGGTCAGGCATATTTGGAGCCAATGTATTTGGTGCTCCAGCAGATCCTCTAGTACGCCAAACAGTTCAAGGCAGTGGGCATACTGTAAGTTTTATTGTAACAAGTTCAGATCAAAAATCGCCATATACAGTGAATGGTCTTTATATAGACTACACTCCATCAGGAAGGAGATAATAGATGGCTCAGAGCTATACCAGACAAAGTACATTCGCTGATGGAGATACTATATCAGCATCGTTATTTAATAACGAATATAACCAATTAGTAAACTCTTTTGCTTACTCTTCTAGCAGTGCAGTAAGCACAGGCCACAGACACGATGGTACTGCTGGTCAGGGCGGTAATATTTTTAAAATTGGTGATCTTGATTTTCTTAACAAGATTGAAGTAGACGGAACAAACAATCGTCTTGGTTTTTATGTAGAAGTTTCTAGTGCTGCTGTAGAGCAGATTCGTATTCAAGATGGTGCTATTGTACCTGTAACAAACAATGATATTGATTTAGGCACATCTTCTTTAGAGTTTAAAGATTTATTTTTAGATGGCACAGCACATGTAGATACTTTAGATGTAGATGTAAATGCTACAGTTGCAGGTACTTTAGGTGTCACAGGCGTTACAACGCTTTCTAATAATCTAAGTGTAGGCGGTAATCTTACAGTAACTGGCAACGCAACCATTGCAGGTAACTTAACTTTTGGTGATGCTGCTACAGATACAGTATCTTTTAGTGCTGATGTAGCTTCTGACTTGCTTCCTAGTGCGGATAATACTCATGACTTAGGTGCTACAGGGGCTGAGTGGAAAGACTTATACATTAATGGTACTGCTAATCTTGACAGCCTTGTATTAAACAGTGGTACTACAGTAACCTCTATTCTTGATGAAGATGATTTAACTTCTAATAGTAATACGTCTTTAGCTACGCAGCAGTCTATTAAGGCTTATGTAGACGCTCAAGTAACTGCACAGGACTTGGACTTCAGTGCAGACTCTGGTGGTGCTTTAAGCATTGACCTTGACAGCGAAGCTATGACCTTCACAGGCGGTACAGGTATTAATACGTCTGGTTCAGGTAATACAGTAACTTTTGCAATTGACAGCACTGTAGCTACGCTTGCAGGTGGTGAAACTTTTACTAACAAGACTTTAACAAATCCAGATATTAATGGAGGCACTGTAGATGGTGCTAATATTACTGTAGGATCTGGTAATGCTTTAGATGTCTCAGGAGGTACTCTTACACTTGCAGACAATCAGATTTCTGGTAATAAAGTAGAAGGTGGCACAATTGATGCTGTTGCCATTACAAACTTAACTTTTGGAAGTCTTAACGATGGTTCAATCAATGTAACTGCATTCGTAGATGAAGATACTATGTCTTCTAATAGTGCAACACTTGTGCCTACTCAACAGTCTGTTAAAGCTTATGTAGACTCTCAAGTTACTGGTTCTATCGTGACAAGAGATTATGGTAGTGCTTCAAGCCCTGTAGTGTTTACAGTTACAGTAGCTTCAAAAACTTCATCACATCCTTATAATGGTGATGGTTCTAGCAGTGCATATTTTTTAAATGATGAAGAGTCTCCAGCATTATCTTTACTGGGTGTAGATAGCGTTACAAGTTCTAGTGAATATTACTATAAGTTTGATCAATCTGATTCTTCAAACACTGGACATCCCTTACGTTTCTACTATGACGCAGCTAAGACTTCGGCGTACACAGCTGGTGTAACAACTTCAGGAACTCCCGGAAGTGCCGGTGCTCATACTACAATAGCTGTAACGTCTGATACGCCTAATATTTTATATTATCAGTGTAGCTCACATGATTATATGGGTAATCACGCTACAGCAATTACTACTACAATGGGTACGACAGGAGCTTTAAAACTCCCTGTTGGTACTACAGCACAGCGTCCTACGGCTTCAGCAGGACAGTTTAGATATAACAGTACAACTGGAAAGTTTGAAGGTTACACTACTTCTTGGGGAGACATTGGAGGCGGTGAGGCTCAGTTCACGCTAGACACCATGACAGGGGATGGAAGCGACACAACGCTCACCATGTCTGTTACACCTGCTTCTGAAAACTCTATTCAAGTTTATTTTGATGGTGTATATCAGCATAAAGATACTTTTAGCTTTAGCGGAACTACGCTTACTTTTAGCACTGCTCCGGCTTCAGGCGTTGCTGTTGAAGTTATTATTATTTCTACTGTTGCTGCTTCAACAACTCCGGGCGATGGTACGGTTACTACAGCTAAATTAGCAGGCGATGCAGTTACACAAGCTAAGATTGCAGACGATGCTGTAGGTGCTGACCAGTTAGCTACAAGTGCAGTAGTTACAGCTTCTATTGTTGATGATGCCGTGACAGCAGCTAAACTTGCCTCTAGTGCAGTAGTTACAGATTCTATAGTAGATGATGCTGTAACAGCAGCTAAGATTGCTTCTGAGCCTGTAACAGTTGGTATAACCTCAGTAGTCACCAGTTCAAGCATAACAGCTACAGCCAACACACATGTATATGTGGATACTGCTGGTCAAACTATTACATTACCTGCGTCACCTACAATTGGTCAAAGAGTGTTAATTACAGTTGGAAACTTTACAGACACAGTAGTTGGACGTAATGGAAGTAACATTATGTCTAGTGGTACTGATATGACACTAGATAAAGAATATCTTTCAATTCAATTTATTTATACAAACTCTACAGTAGGATGGGCAATGGCATGAGCAACTTTACAGATTTCATTAGCGGTGGCGGCTCTGCGTCATTCCCTACAATCTTTTTACACAAGTCACAGACATGGGTTCCGCCTCAAGACGGCAATATAATGATCCACGTTATTGGTGCTGGCGGTAGTGGCTCTGGAAGTTATAATCTCACCGAATTACAAAGCGGTGGGGCAGGAGGTTATTGCAGAAAGGACTCTTTAGCCGTTACTACTTCTGGCTCATTCACTGTTGTTATTGGTGCAGGTGGAGCGTTTCAGGATGGATCAAGAGGTAATGGTGCAAATGGAGGCACTACAACCGTTTCAGGTACAGGACTAGGCGCCACATTAACGGCTACTGGTGGAGCCGGAGGAACTTTATCAAGCACAGCCTTTACTAACGGCGGCGTAGGATCAAACGGAGACTTCAATACTACAGGTGGACGCGGCGGCCATGATAAAGGGGGTGGCGCTGTTGGTTTATTAGGGACGGGTAATGACGGCACAACTTCTAACGCCGAACTTAATGGTCTTGGTGGTGACTGTGACATAGTAGGTGATTTCTATTCCTCTAGTTTAGGTCAAATATCTGGCAGTCTTGGGTCTGCGACGGCGGTTTTAGATGTAACTTATGACAATGCAATAGGAGATGCGAAGGCGGGGCCGTTAGCAGGAGCAGGGGCGATGTATACTGAACAGCCTTATTCTCCCCTCACTTGCCACGCAACAATAGGCGGCGGGGGTGGTTGGGGTTGTTCCACCATAGGCAGCTCATACATTCGTTCAGGGCGTGGTGGTGAAGGTTGTGTTGTCATCCAGTACATACCGTAAGGAGATTTAAGTGAAATATAATATTAAAGATGCTGACGGTAACATCACAAATACCATCATTGCTGACGCTGACTTTGTTGAAGCTAACTTTGACCACTATGAAGTGTGCGTTGAACCTACGCCTCCAGAACCTACAGCAGAAGAAGCTGGTCGCATGTGGCGTGATATGGAGTTAGCTGTTACAGACAAAGCAGCACAAACCCCAGACTGGCCTAACAGAGATAACATCTTAACGTATCGTCAGGCACTACGGGATTGGCCTAGCACGTCAGACTTCCCAGCTACTCGCCCAGAACTAGGAGCGTAAAATGGCTACAACAAAAATTAAAGCTACTGGTATTGCTGATAATGCCATTACAGCTTCTGCAATCGCTGACGGTGCCATAACATCTGCAAAGCTTGCAGTAGGTGCTGGTGGAGCGTTTAATAACTTTGCTATTAAAACAGGAAACTATACAGCCGTTGCGCGTGATCAACTTATTGTCAACTCAAGCAGTGCAGTAACAATCACGCTACCCGCAAGCCCTAGTGCTGGTGATGTAGTATTCATTAAGAACGCTGGAACCGGCACAGTTACTGTAGCTCGTAACGGCTCAAAAATAAATTCAACGGCAGACGATGGCGAGTTAGCAGCAGATGCTGGAGCTTCTTTGGTTTATGTTGATGCAACAATTGGATGGGAGGAGCTATAAATGGCTATTAGTTTAGGTGGTGGCGGTAGCGCATCACAGGTAAATGAAGTTGTTATATTAAACAGGGCTGAAAATGTTGTCACGTTGGCTGACGGTAGGGTGTACTTAAAGGCGGGTGTTTTTGAGGATGATTTATCCGTTTACCCAGATGCATCCAGTACTTTCGTTTTTTCTGGTACAAGCTTTCCAACAACAGGTGAAAATAACCCCTACGGACTTACTTGGGACGGCACTTCCTTTTGGATGGTTGGGATTGATACTGACACAGTTCGTCAGTACAACACGGCAGGGGTGGAGCAAAGTAGCTTTTCAGTGGCTTCCGAAGAAGGCGCACCACAGGGTATAACTTGGGACGGAAGCTACCTTTGGGTTGTTGGTTCTACTGGAGACGATGTAACCAAGTGGAGTACAAGCGGCGTTTATCAAAACGTATCTTTCTCTGTAGGGAGCCAAGACACAGTCCCCACAGGAATTACTTGGGACGGAACTCATTTCTGGGTTCTTGGCGACACTACTGACGCAGTTTATAAATACAACTCATCAGGGGTTTATCAAAATGAGTCTTTTTCTGTGGCTAACGAAAGTTACTCTTGGACAGGAATTACTTGGGACGGGACTTACTTTTGGGTGCTCGCGAATGGCGCTGACGCAGTTTATAAATACAGCACAGCAGGGGTTAATTTGGGGTCTTTTAGTGTACGACCTGACTTTACAACCCCACATGATGTAGCTTGGGATGGTACTAATTTTTGGGTAACTAATCTTTCCACAGACTCCGTAAATAAATTTTCTCCGGCGACAGGAATTCATAAGATTACATCAAGCCAATCAGACAATGGCGTAGAACTAGGCGGAACTGTTTATATGAGGGTGAAATAATGGCTTTAATAATAGCAGAAGAAACGATCTCTCCTGAAGTGAAGGCTAGACGCTGGCGTGACGCTGAACTACAGCGAACAGACATAGCCGCTACAGTTTCTGATTACCCTAATGCTGAAGCAGTGTTGGCTTACCGTCAGGCTTTGCGTGACTGGCCCAGTACAGAAAACTTCCCAAACACTCGTCCAATTTTAGGATCTTAACAGTAGACAACCTTCAGAAAATATGCTATAATCTTTTAAGGAGTTAAAGATGGATTTAATTAATATTGTTACAACAATTGTTACTGTAGCTTCTATTATTGCTGCTTTAAAACCTATTCCTAATAATAATAAATGGGTTGAAAAGTTTTACAAACTTACAGACTTGTTAGCCATTAATGTTGGTAAAGCAAAGCAGTAGGTGAAAGTAGTTATGGCAGTAAAAACTGAGATGGAAATAGCTCTAGAGGCTTTAGAAAAGATTGCTCAACATGAGAAAGAATGTGGAGAGCGTTGGGGAGAAGCCACAGTTGAGTTAAAACAGTTAAGGGAGTTAGCCACATCTCATGCTGCACGGTGGGAAAGACTTGCATGGCTTGTTGTTTCTGTTGTTTTTGCAGGAGCTGCTTCTGTTATTTTTGCACATTTAAGTTAAATAATGAATAATAAAATTTTAAAAGCTCTCCGTAATAAAAATAAAAGAATTAAAAAAGCTGAGGGTTCAGAGTTTATTAGTTCTGATTTAACTAAAGAGCCTCCTAAAAGAAAAGATTACGGCGGTAATGTAGGCGGTCTTAATGCCTATAAAAAAGCTAAAGCACAATATGATCGTGATTTTAAAGCTAATGAAATTATGATTGATGTTAATGAAGGCTCAGGAAGCGGTAGTTCTACAGATATAACAGATTCTACTACTCAAGGAGACGAACAAAACGTTGTAGGAAATACAGGGTATCAAGATAGTAGTTCAAATAAAAAACAAGTGAGTTCTGAAATGAGTGAAGAAAAGAAAACAAGACTTGAATCTACAGCTAAAAGAGCAGAAGAATTTGCTAAGGGTGATTTTAAAAAAGCTGCACCTAATGTTAATTTAGATCCTGAAACAGATTTAAGTAAAATTGATGCTGATTCTGCACCTGTTACACAAGATACTAGTTCTTTTACATTAAGTAGTGATTCTACTTCTGATACAGCTCAAGCACAAAGCACAGGTACTACAACATCAATAGCTGATACAGCTAAAGCTGAAAAACCTTCAGATGCTAAACTTGCAACAATGCAAGCAGTTAAAGTAGGCCCTGTAAAAGATGCTATAGCAGCGCAAGGCAGTGTAAGCCGTGAAGCAGAAGCAGCACAAGCTACTCTTAGTGAACGTGCTGTTGCAGCAGAAAGAGATGCTGCACAAGAAAAAGCAGCACAAGCTGATGTAGCAGAGTTTAATATTTCTGATGGTTCTTATGTAGATAAAGTTACAGGTAAAGTAGCAGATGTAGCTCCTACTAAAGAAGCAGAAGCAGCGCAACGAGAAGCTATTACAGGTACGCCTGCGGATGATGGGCAAGCAGCGCAGATTATAGATACTGTAGGATTTCAAGTTGCACAAAGACGAACAGTAAAAGGTACGGCTGCAAAAGGTGCAGCAGCAGAAATGCTTGCAGAAGTAGGAGAGTTACCTCCTGATATTACAGCAGCTATTGTAGAAGATCCTGCAACTGTAGAAGCGCAAATTGATGATCAGCCTGTAGAAGTACGTGCAGCTATTGCAGCTTTACCTACAGAAGCTTTAGTATCTTCACAGATGGAAACCCTGTTAGCCGGTATGGAGGATGGTAAAACTCCTGCATGGGCTAAACCTGCATTATCTAATGTAGAGCAGATGTTAGCACAAAGGGGCCTCTCAGCCTCCTCAGTAGGCCGTGACGCGCTTTTTAACACTATCATAACCTCTGCTATGCCTATAGCTCAAAGTAACGCACAGGCTCTCCAGCAGCGTTCAGCGCAGAATTTATCTAATGAGCAGCAGGCTAATATGCAGCAGTCCACGCTGGACATGCAACGCCGTATGGCTAATTTGTCTAATAGACAAACAGCAGCTTCTCAAACAGCTACAATGGCTCAACAAATGAATGTGCTTCAAAGTCAATTTACACAAGATGCTGTAATGACTTCTGCACAAATAGAACAACAAACACGTTCTCAAAATTTACAAAATAGACAGCAAGCAGCAGTTCTTAATGCTCAAAATCAACAAGCTATAAATGCTCAAAATTTAGGCAATGAACAACAAATAGAACTAGCTAATCTTCAAATAGAAGATTCTACTGCTCGTGAAAATATGACTGCTTACAATCAAAAGCGTCTTGTAGATATGCAAATAGGTGCTGATTTTCTTTCAAAGAATGCAGCGTTTAAACAGCAAATGGAACTTGCTAATTTAAATAATGATCAGCAAATGAGGCTTGCAAATCTTTCTGCTTTGAATCAAGCAGATTCACAAAATCTTAGTGCTGAACAACAAACTGAATTAGCAAACCTTAATACACGTATGCAGACTAATTTAACTCAGTCAAAAATTGCTGAGAGTATGGGTCTTGCTCAATTAAATGTAGATCAACAAGCTGCTGTTCAAAAAGCTACTACTATAGCTAATATGGATTTAACTAAGTTTAATGCAGCACAGCAAGTAGAGTTAGCTAATAGTAAGTTTATGCAAACTATGACTTTAACAGATTTTAATGCTAGTCAACAAGCAATTATGCAAAATGCTACGTCTATGGCTTCTATGGATATGGCTAATGCAGATGCACGTACAAAAGTAGCAATTACTAATGCTCAATCATTTTTACAAATGGACATGGCTAATTTAAATGCTCAACAACAAACAAATGTTTTAAATGCTCAACAAGAACAACAAAGAATGTTATCTAATCAAGCTGCTGAAAATGCAGCTAATCAGTTTAATGCAAGTTCAGAAAATCAAGTAAATCAATTTAATGCTAACTTAGCAGCAACCATGAATCAGTTTAATGCTACACAAGCTAATTCAATGGCACAGTTTAATACTTCTCAAAAAAATACAATGGCTGCTCAAGACGCAAATAGACAAACAGATGTAAGTAAATTTAATGCTACTATGAAAAATGATATTAATAAATTTAATTCTAATGTTAATTTTCAAAGGGATTCATGGATGGCTCAAAACTCAGCAGCAGTAGAAGCATCTAATGTTGCTTGGAGGCGTAGAGCTAATGAGCTAGATACTGCAACAGAGAATGCAGTTAATATGCAAAACTCTATGAATGCTTACAATATGACTCAACAAGCTAATGCATTTTTATGGCAGGAAATGAGAGATCAAGCAGACCATGACTTTAAAGCTTATGAAGGTGATCAGGCTCGTAGAGCTTCTATTATTGTAGCAGCACTAGGGCAAGACTCAGCTACATATGATTATACTGATTTACAAGCAGGAGCAATACAAAGAGGATTATTAGCACTATGAAAAAGTTTTTTAAAAAAATAGGTAAGGGCCTTAAAAAACTAGGTAAAGGTATTATGAAAGTAATGAGTTCTAAAATAGGACGAATTATTGGTATGGTATCTTTAGCCTTTGGTGTTGGTTCTATTTTCCAAGCTATGTATCAAGGAGTTGCAGGAGGAACAGCCGCAAGCACAGCAGCAGCTACAGCGACTGCCGAAGTTGGTAAAGAAGCAGGAATAGAAGCAGTAACTCAAGGTACAGTTGAAGCTGGTAAAACAGAAGTTTTAAAAACTGTTGGTGAAAAAACTACTCAAAAAGCTTTAGATACTACTCTTGAAGGAGTTGTAGCTCAAACAAATAATCTCACACAAGCAGCAGGCACTGTCACTGGAGAGTCTGTTCTAGCAGCAACTTCTGAAGGTGTAACAAAAGCTGTTGCTAATGGCGGAGCAGAAGTAGCTAAACAAGGTGCTACTTTTACACCTGAAGTAGTATCTGGTACAACTCAACAAGTAGGCCAGCAAGCAACACAACAAACAGCTTCAGCATCTATGAACTTACAAAAAGATATATTAACTGGTGCTGATGGTGCAAAAGCTACTACTACAGCAGGTACAGAAGCAGGATTAACTGCTGTTCCACCGGCAGATGCAACAAGTTTGATAAGTCCTCCACCAGCAACGGAAACAAAAAGTTTATTGGCTGACCCTAGTGTTATGGACACGGCCTTACAAGGCGAATCTGCTACTTCTTTAACTCCTGAAAGTTTAACTTCTTCAATGGAAACACAAATAGCAGATTTTAAATCTATGAATCAAAGTACATTAAGAGATTCTTTAAAAAATCCTGAAACAAGAGAGTTATATGAATCCTTAGTAGAACCATCTAAAGGTTTAACAGACTCTAATAATATAAGTTTAGAACTAACGCCTGCTGGACAAATTAACGGTGTTCAAGAGTTTTCAAGCTTTAAAGAAGCTTATCAAGCAGGAAATAATCCACTTTCAGGCATGGGCAATGTTTTAGGAAGAGCACAAACTTATGATCTTGGAGAACTAACAGGAGGAAAGCTTCAAGGTTTTGCAGGAGAACAAGGAGTTTTTAGAACAGCACAAGCAGCTTCAGCTTTATTATCTCCTCCTGAGCCTGTAGAAATGCCTAGTCGAAATCCTTATGCAGCAGCAGAAGTAGCTACGCTTTCTCAAATAGGAGCAACTACTGCATATCAAGCTCCTACAATGGCTATGGATTTTTCAAATCAAATGGCTACAGGAAATGTAGCTAATCCTTTTAGTACTCTAAATCAAATTAGACAAAAAGCAGGGTTTGGTAATATTTACGGCTCTCTAAATTCTATGGCATCAATGCAAGTAGGTTAAAGTTATGGCAGAAGAAAGAATGTTAAATCCGGAAACAATGGCTTTGGTTAGTCCTTTTAATAGGCCAATACCGGGACAGTCTTTGACTAATCCTGTAGATAACCCCTATCCATGGGAAAAACCGCCTAGGTTTACTAAAGTTCCCGAAGGTCTTAATTTTATTGTTGAAGGTATTTTAGGTGATGAAGAAAGACTATCAGGTGTTTTAGATGTTTTAGCAATGAATGAGTTTCCTATTGCAGACATAGCTCAAATGCTTTTAGAAGATGGTTTTAGAAAAGGTTACTGGAATCCTGACATGATGCTGTTATTAGCAGAGCCAGTTATGGTTGTGTTAATGGCTTTATCAGAAAGAGCAGGTTTTAGAGACTATGAAATCTATAGAGGTGAAAACGAAGAGATTGATGAAGAAGAAAGAATTGAATTAGCTAATGAAGTAATTAATGCTATTAAAGAAGAAACAGATTTTAAAGGTCTTAGAAAGCAAGGAGGCATAGATGTTAGAAGCGTGTCTCCTGAAATATTAGAAACTATTGAAGATGTGCCTTTGCCTGAAACTCAAAGTCTACTATCTAAAACTAAATCAAGTGATGAAGCTGAACAAGCTCCCAGTTTATTAGGAAAAGTGTAATGGCTAAAAGACCAGATATTTCAAATTTTGATTATGGCTCTGTTGTCGATCAAATACGTGGACAAACTCGTAGAAAAAGACCTAGTTTTTTAAAGCGCAATAGTGGACGTATTATAGATACTTTAATAGGTATTACAGATAATTACCAGACTTATAAGCTACGTGAAAAAATGGATAATGCTAACTTTGAAAATAATTTAGAGTTAGCAAAGCTTCGTGCAGATGCTACTAATCAAATTAAACGTAATAAAGAAACTTCAGGACAGTATGAAAGTTTAGTAAATAATGGTTATCAATTTGATGATTCATCTAAAGGAACTCAACAAAACCTTCAAGCTGCTCGTAAAGTTTTTGGCGAACAAGCTTGGGGAACTGTTGTAAGTCAGTTTCCTAATTTACTTCCTAGAGCTTCTTTTAAAAGTTATGAAGACTATGAAGCACAAAGAAATACTTGGGGTATGTCCGATGAAAATCATGAGGCTGTAGAAAATCTTTATAACAGTGTTGTTATGGACAAAGTAAATTATGTTCGTTCAGGACAAGCTTTTGATTTTGAAAAATTTCAAACAAATCTTAGAAGTTTAGAAAACATGGGTATTAGTATTGATCCTGATAATTATGGATTAATGAGTAAGATAGGAGGTAAACTAGCACGTAAGTTAGATTATCAACAAGAACAAATAGCAGCTTTTCGTAATCGTTATTTAACTGCTGAAGTTAAAAAAGGTGTAGAAGCTATGGAAGCTTGGACAGGGTCTACTACTCCTGAAGAATATTATGAAGCAGTTAAAGATACTGATTTTGGTATTTGGGCATCCTTGCCTCAAGAAGATGCTGGGGTACTTACTCAATTAGCTCCGGGTTTAAAAGCAGAAGCTACTGAAGCTTTACAAAAACTTATGCACAGTAATCCTAATATGGGAAATGTAGAGTTTCAAAATGCTTTTAATGATGTTGTTTTTGGAGGAATGGGACGAACAGCAGCTACTACTCGTTTTACAATTGAAGAAAGCCAAGCAAGAAAAAGAATTAATGCTAATACAAATTTAACAGAAGAACAAAAAATTCAACAAAGGGCTAAAGTAAGTTCTTTTTATGATGGCTTAAAAGAACAATATAGTACTTTGTCTACTGATAAAGTAAATGTTTTATTAGGTTATAAAAGAAGTCTTAGTTCTATAACTGATCAAATGGCTCCTTTAATAGCTAAACAATCAAACGAAAGTTTAACTCCTAATGAACAAACACGTTTACAAAATTTAAAAACTCAACAAGTTGTGTTTCAAACAAGTATAGAAAATATAGACACTCCCACAGCTTTAGCAAATAAATTTGTTGAGGATGCTTTAAATCAACGTGATATAAATGAAGGAGATGCGCGTGTTGCTAATTTTTATACTCAAGCAGTAAATCAAACAAACCCAGAAACTGCAGCAAGTGTTCCTTATTTAATGCAAAATGTTAGTTATCAAATAGCTAATAATCCTAATATAGATGAAGCTACAGCAAATCGTATGGCTGCTTTAGCTGTTACTGTTACTCCTTTAAATAAAGTGTCTGATGCAATTTTAAATAGAAGTTTTCAAAATGCTACTTCCGATGTTAGAACTCTTATAGGTGATGCCTTACAAAGCCCTGAAAAATCTGAAATAACTAATGTTTTTGGTGAGGTGACTGAAGAGAAATTAAACTCCTACTTAACATATTTAGGCCCTACAGTATACTCAGATCCTAAAAGAAAAGCAGCAGGTTTAAATTCTTCTAATATATCAATATTTAGATATTATGCAGAAGAAGTTTTAAGAGTAAATGAAGAAGCTTTTTACAAAGGAAAACAACCTGGATTTTTTCATGGCGATGTTTTACAAGATCCTACTGCAATTAGAAACACAATAACTGCTGCTTTAGTACAAGATTTTTCAGAGTATGATCCTGAAACAAAAATAACTTCAGTGCGTGTTCCTACTTCTTTAGAGGAAGTAGCTAATTCTATGTATAAACGTCATTTGATATTTAAAGAAGCTTCTCAAGTTGTGGAAGCTACAGATACTGACGAAACTATTGAAGAAAAAGTTAATAAGGCTGGAGCAGAAGGTAATTTTAGTTTAGCTAAAAGACTTAAAGCATTTCGATTAAGAATGGCTGAAAGTGAAAAATCAACAAGTGCAATAACACCAGATGAAGCTCGTCGTGCTTTAACTGCTTCTAGAATTCCTGCTTCAGAATTTGAAGCTGCTCCAATTCCTATTGTAGAAGGTATTAAAGGAGTAGTTCAAGCCACTACAAAAGTTTTAAATGATATAGCAAAGTATCGTCCAGATCATCCTGAATATGAAAAAGTTATGGCAGAATTGCGTAAAAGAGCAGCAGCACAAGAGGATAACTAATTGAGCAAAGCAACTCAACAATACGGTCTTGGTTACACGCCTTCAAAAGTTCGAGCATCTGTAAGATCTAAAGACACTCTAGATACTTTAGAAAATGATGACAGCTATATTAAAGTAGCTGAAAGATTTTTAAGTAGTATTGGAGAAGATGACAAAGCTGTAGATGATGTCTATGAGTACTTACGTGATGAAGATTGGAACTTAGGTGCAAGTGCTAAACGTAGTTTATTAGATATTCCTTCTTTTACAGATCAACAAAAGAAGGACTATACTTACCTGCGCCAAAGATTTGATAATGCAGATATGGGAGGCTTTAAACAGTATTTAGGGTTTATAGCTGACGCAGGTGTAGATTTAGCTACTGACCCTGTGAGTTTAGCAGCAGTTATTGCTGCACCTTTTACTGGAGGAGCAAGTGCCACAGGTCTTTTTGCAAATAAAGGACTAGCTCAAGCTGCTAAATTAGGTTTAAAGAAAGTAGGTAAGTCGTTTAAAAATGATAAAAGCCTTGCATACGCAAGAAAAGATACAGATTCTTTTGATGTATATAAAGCTACAGGAGAACTTGATTGGGGAGCTACGTTAAAGAAAGGTAAGATGCAACGGCAAGAAGCTGTTAAACAATACTACAAAGATAAAGCTAAAAATACTGCACTGTTTGGAGCAGCAGAAGGTGCTTTATGGACAGGTGCTGATGAGTATTTGCGTCAAGAAAGAGAGTCTATAGACGGTATAGATATTAGAGAAGGTTTAAATCTATATGATGTAGGTACTTCTTCTTTGATTGGTGGTGTTTTAGGCGGAGCATTAGGTAAAGGTTTATCTAATGTATCTACTGCATTTTCAAAAGAAGCACACTACAACCTTGTTAAATTTTCAGATGAAAGCTATGTTAATGAAAACAGTTTAGGTTTTAAAGCCTCTAAAGCTAAAGACGCAATTATATCTAAAACAGTAGGTAAACCTGTTACTAGGTTTTTAACTTTAGCTGAAAGCTCTCAAACAATGCAAACAATGCTTAAAGCATTTAGGTACGATACTTATAAGTTTAAAGAAGGAAAAGGTTCTTCTGCTATAGGTAGTGACTATCATTCTACTTTAAGTGATTACAACGGTAAATATCATCAAGCCTATGAAGATATTATACGCCCATTAGCTCCCAAAGGCAAGATTAGTAAAGACGATGAGTTAATTCTTTCTCGTTTAATGAGACGTAAAGATTTTAAAGTACAAGTAGAAGGAGCTACTGATGTTCATTATAAAGTAGCTGCTAAAGTAAGAAAGCTTGCAGATAGTGTTTTAAAAGATGGAGCAGAAGTAGGAGTTTATCGTAGACCTTTAAATGGTGGTGTTAACTCTTGGTTTCCTCGCCGTTGGTTGTGGGAAGAAGTACAAGGCAACCGTAGAGAGTTAGCAGACATTATGGTTAAGTCTGATGCTGTATCTTTAGACGATACAACTATGTTGTCTTTACTTCCTGAAGGAGCTAATCGTAGACGCTATGAGCAGCTTACTAACCTTACAAATGCTTATGAAGAAATATTAACTGATCTACCTTCTAAAAACAAAGAAGACTTAGAAAGCTTTGTAGAAGGTATAAATAGAAAATATAATGTTTCTGCATCTGTTGATGGCCTTATGTTAGAAAACCCAACTGCATCTTTTAGGTTAGGGAATCTAATGCAAAAGGCTGCTAAAGAAAAGAAAGAGATTGAACGTACTCTTCCTCCTAGCGCAGATGTAATAGGTGAAAAAACAAAAGTAGCTAATCAAATTATTGATGACATGCTAAGCAAAAAGAATGAAGTCAATACTTTAGATATTGAAACTTTAGGCACAGTTATGCCTTCTTCTTTTAGTCCTAGAAAATTGTTTATGCTAGATGACTTTGAAATTGAAAAGTTTATCGCTAGTGACTTTGATCTTTTAATGCGTGATTATTTTAATCAAAGCTCGCGCTTGTATGCTAGAAAGTCTACATTAGGTATTGATCTTAATGAGTTTAATCAGCGTTGGATAAAACCTGCTGCTGAAGAATTAGCAAAGAAAGGCGTAACTTTAAACAATGCTGACAAAGAACAGCTTGCTAAAATGTACAATTTTACAACAGGTCTAGATCAATCTAACTTTGGATCTAACGGTTTAAACATTGCTGGAGATTTTATTAAAGTAAGTCAACAGCTTGCTCACTTACCTTTAGTTACGCTTTCAAGTTTAACAGAGATTTTTATTCCTCTTACTAGAACTAATGCAGCTACATGGGCTAGAGGCATGGGACAGACGTTAAAGTTTGCTGTTCAACGTACTAGTGATAACACCCTTAGAGAACTACAGGATAGACACAAACTTAGTAAAGAAGATGCTCTTGCAGAAATGCACAGAGTATTTTTAGGTATTAACCAAGCAGTAGCTCAGCGTATTGATGGATTAGCTGGTGAAGGTGTACAAAGTGTAGTAGGCCGTAAAATTCAAAATGGTTTTTTTAAAGTTAACTTACTAGAGCAGTGGACTCGTACAGTTCAGCTTGCTTCTTTTACTATGGGTAAAGATTTAATTACTCGTAATTTAAAAGAAATAGTAGCACTAGAAGCCACTCCTAATGCCGTTAATAAAAAGAAAGTAGATCGTTTAGAACAAGAGCTTTTAGATCTAGGTATTAATATAGAAGATGGTAAGCGTTGGGTTCAAAAAGGAGCTAATACATACACTCCTGATTTTGATAAAGACGGTAAAATTATAAGAGATGAAATTACAGGCTTACGTAAATGGGATAGTTTTTACGAAAAGCAAGTAATGGGAGGCGCTGCTCGTTTTACTAATGAAGTAATTCTTGATCCTTCTAAAGCTGCTTCTATACGCCCACACGTACAACAGACACCTATGGGTACAGTGTTGTTTCAGTTCTTAGGATACCCTACAGCTTTTACAAATACAGTACTTAAAAACTTTTATGGTCAAGCAGCTAGAGATCCTATGCGCGGAGGAGCTAAAATTTTATCAACTGGTTTGTTGATGACTGCTGCTGCCGCAGGAACTAACTGGATTAGAAATGGCGGTAACTTTAAAAACTATAAAGGTGAAGAGCAAGAGAATGATGAAATCATTATGGAAGCTGTTCAGCGTTGGGGCGGCATAGGTTTTTTTGATTATGCAGAAAGAGCTAGAGCAAACGCTGAAATAGGTGGAGGCTTTTTAGGATCTAGTGTTAAAGCTGTAACAGGCCCAATAGTAGGCGATGCTATTGATGGTTTAATATATCGTAAAGGCCCCGGAGAGCTTATAGCTACCAATGTACCCGGATATAGTTTATATAGATCATTGCCTAGTCTACAAGAAAATAGAGACTTAAAAAAAGATATTCAAGAGTTTGGTAAAGATATAGATAGGGCTGTAGGATTAAAGCCACCTAAAAAAGAACAATCTTTAAATGCTTGGTTAGAAACTCAAAGGTCTTATTACCAACGCTCTCAGTTTTTTAAAGGCGGTGAGCTTGATCAAGAGGTTCCTAGAACTGGTTTAAACCCTAGTCAACGTGTAGATAGAACTACAGGGATGCCTTACTCAGAGCAGTCAGGTGAACTGCTAAATAATCGTCGCCAGTTTATGGCTGGTAGTATAGTTAAAGCAGTTAGAAAACAAGGAAGTAAATTTTTTACTTACTTAGATGAGTCTTCAGAAGAACTTTTTAGCACTGCTAATCGTAAAGATCGCATAGATGCTCATGTTAGAGAATCTCAAGTTAAAACTCCTGTGTACTTTAGTGTCAATCCTAATGGTTTAGCTATAGCTGAAACAAACCCTTCTGTTTTGAGTAACCCTAGAGGAACTATAAGAACCTTAAATCCTTTTAAGTATTCAGGAAAAATACCTAAGGTAACTTCTCTTACTAATTTTTTAGATCAAGAAGATTTTATTACTCAGGTTGGTAAGTCAGATGCAGAATTAGCTAAAAGTTTAAAAAGAATACAAAAAGAAAGAGAAAGATTGCCCTTAGCTATTGAAGAAGGTTTAGGCTATTCACCTGACCAAATAGCTTTACATCCTATATTAGTTGAAAAAGAAATTATTGATGCTTTTAAAACAGCAGGATATGACTCTATTCAACATGCTCCGGTAAATAAAAAAGATTTATCTGAAAGGTTTGCATCAGTAGAGTCTACAAAAATAGGAGGTAAAGCTCCTGTACGTACCGCAGGAGAGACTGTACAGGCTACAGTTACAAATGTATTAGAAGAAGCCGAAAGAGCTATGCCGGGAAGCAGAGAGGCTCTTGCTCCTGTTGAGGGTACTTCAGGTATGCAGCTAAAAGTAGACGAGCTTCCTGAAGAACCTTTAGTAGAATATGAAGTACCTACAAAAGAATATATAGGTCTTGATAATTATTCTTTAACTAAAGAAATGATGCAAGAGGAACAAAACTGGATCTTATTAGACGATACCATGTTTTTAGAAAACTCTAATATTCCTGTATTAGACAAGCAAACATACTTTAATATTAATACTCAGTTTTCAGAAAAAGACAGAATAGATTTTATTAATGAAACAAAGTTTAGTATGGGGCTGTCTGATGAAAAATTTAAAAATGATATTGCTAAAGGGCCATACCATTTAGTTACTTCATTGTTACCTTCGTCAGATATAACAACTCAAAATGTTTTAGAAGATTTACCTGCTGTAAAAACAGTATATGGCCCTTTGCCTAATAAAAATAAAGAAGCTTTTGCTTATTATGATAAAAAACAAGATACAGTATTTATTGATCCTGTACGTATGCGTGAAGCTTATGATAGAAAAGCTTGGACATCAATAAGAAAAGATGTTTTAGAAAAGAAGCCGGGGGCTGAGCCTTTACCTGAAAACTCAATAGATAGTTTAGAAGATTGGAATACTTTTGTAGTTCGTCACGAATACTCTCATGCTAAATATCCTGATAAATTAAAAGGAGAGTCAGATGGAGAGTATGAAAATAGAATGAATCGTATTGCTTTAGGTATTCCTGAATTTTTACCTAGTAAAATTTTAACTATTGAAGCAGCTACACCAGAAAGATTAGCTAAGTTAGCTGGTGAAATTAATTTAAATGATGAAGGTCAAAAAGCTTTTTATGATTCTTTAGTAAATCAATTAAAGGTTAGAGAAGAAAAAAGACAAGCTTCAGATTTTACTTCTTTAGTAGATCCTCAACTTTATTTTATGACTGAAATGTTTGAAGGTCAAGCTTCTAAATATCTTAGCGATGATTTAAAACTTCGAGAAATGGAAGAAGCTAGAGCTTTAACAGGTACAGAAATGGCTGCATTTATTAAAGAAAGACAAGCTAATAAACCTGCTGAGTTTTTACATCACCCAGTAGATAATAATATTAGAAATTCTGTTGCTCAAGCTTTTGCATCTATATCTCCTCCTGTAACTAGTGTTAAAGAAGCTCAAGATGCAAGTATTGATTATATGAATAAAGTAGTGGTTACTGAAGAACAACCTTATACACCTTCTCAATATTTTGAGTTTGAAAAGAAAACAGAAATGGATAAAGCTCGCGTAGGAGAATCTACTGTAGATGATCCAGATTTAGGTATTGTAGGTTTAAGAGAAGATCCTTCATTAGAGTCTTATAAAGAAACACAAGATAGAGTTTTTCCTGCTAAACAAAACGGAAGACCTATAACTGTAATGTCTACAACAGATGGTGATTTTTTAGTTACAAGAGATAATGAAAATTCTCCTTATGAGTTTGTATTAAAAAATCCATTAGCTCCACCTGATGTAAAAAATAGAGTTGAGTATATACCACCAAAACAAAAATCTAAAAAGTCTAAAGAGAAAAAAGCTCGTGTAGCTACTACAGCTAAGTTTAAGACAGGTAAAGATTCTACACCAGCAATAACACAAAAGCTACCAGTGTTACGAAGAAAGTCTGAATTATCTGAATCAATTACAAATCTTTCAGCATTTAAAAAAGCTGATCCTGTACAGCAACAAAGAATATTAGACTTAATAGATAAGAATCAAAAACGTGGAAATAGGTAATGTATAAGTATTTTACAGAAGAAGAATTAGAATGTAAACACTGCCAAACCAAGGGTATAGACCCTGAGTTCATGAAAAAGGTAGATGCCTTGCGTGAGAAGCTTGGCTTTAGCTTTCCTGTAACCTCTGCATACCGTTGTAAAGACCACCCCATAGAGGCCCGTAAAGCCTCTCCGGGAGCACATGCTTCAGGGAGGGCCATAGATATAGGGGTACGTGGTGAAGCTGCTTACAAGCTTTTACAGGGCGCTCTAGAGGCAGGTTTCACTGGGATTGGTATCAGTCAGAAGGGTGGCTCTAGATTTGTACACCTTGATGACCTTGAATGCTCTGAAGGTAGGCCAAGACCACATGTTTGGAGTTATTAAATGATCTTATACACAGAAGAAATATTAGATAAAGTTTATAAATTATATCAATTAAAACAAGCTAAAAACAATTTAGGTTTTATGCAGCGAGAAGATTTTCGTACTTTATTTGAAGAACAACAGCAAGCTATTTTTGATCAAATAGATCAAGAAGTAGAACTATTATGAGTATGTTAGCAAACTTAGTAGGCCCTGTAACTGGATTACTAGATAAGTTTATTGAAGACAAAGACCAGAAGGCAATGCTGGCTCATAAGATTGCTACGATGTCAGAAGAACATCATCAAGAGCTTATGAAGGGTCAGCTTGAAGTTAACAAAACTGAAGCAGCACACTCTAGCATTTTTGTAAGTGGTTGGAGGCCCTTCATTGGCTGGACATGTGGACTAGGAATGTTCGGTAACTTTATTACAATTCCATTTGCAAACTTTGTACTGGCCTTAGTGGGTATAGACATTGTTATTCCTCTTGTACCTTTAGAAACTATGATGCCTGTACTCATGGGTATGTTAGGACTAGGTGCTATGAGATCCTATGAAAAGACCCGCAAATGATTGCTGAAATATCTGCGATCATAGCAGGTGTTAACGCTGCCACAGGCGCTATCAAGCGTGTAGCTGAAACTACTAATGATATACAATCTATATCAGGTTTTTTATCTACACTTGGTGGCGCTGAAGTAGAGCTTGCAAGAGCACAGAATGAAGGTAAACTATCTGAAGCAGATGCTGTAAAAGCTGCACTAGCCAAAAAGCAAATACAAGAAACTATGAAGGAGATCAAAGATCTCTTTACAGTCAGTGGTAACGGTCAGCTATATCAAGAAGCTATGGCTGCTATGGCTGAAGCTAGGAAGGCTAAACAGCTAGAGTTAGCTAGAGCAGCAGCGGCTAAGAAGAAGTTTTGGAAGGACGTTAGAGAGATAGGTACTGTAATTGCCGTACTAGTGTTGTTGATACCTATGTGTTTAGCTCTTTTAATTTCATATTTAACTAGATAACTGGAGGCACTATGCCAGCAGCTAAGAAGCCAGCAAAGAAAAAGTCCAAAGTTAATGAGGCAGGTAACTACACCAAGCCTACTATGCGTAAGCGTTTATTTAACAAGATCAAGGCGGGTAGTAAAGGCGGTAAGCCGGGGCAGTGGTCAGCCCGTAAAGCTCAGATGCTTGCTAAGGAATACAAAGCAGCGGGTGGTGGGTACAAATGAAAGCAGTTAAATTAATTTTTATATTAGCACTCTTACAAGGCTGCACATGGTACGGAGAGTTTGAACATATCTCAAGTATCCCTAATGGTACGCCGTTCAACGATCTAAATGAAACCTCTACAGACATTGTGTGGACAGGTTTGAGAGTACAGCAGGATACGTGGTACGTAGATGGTGCTTTAGGCTACGAGACATCCTCAGAGTTTGAAGGACGTAACCCTTACGGTAGGATCAAGATAGGTAAGGAACTTAAAACATGGGATTAAAGAAATCACAGAAGTCCCTAAAGAAGTGGACTAAAGAGAAATGGGGAACCAAGTCAGGTAAACCCTCAACACAAGGAAAGAAAGCAACAGGTGAAAGGTATCTCCCGAAGAAGGCTAGAGAGGCTCTATCAGACAAGGAGTACGCTGCCACTTCCAAAAAGAAACGTGAAGACACAAAGAAAGGAAAGCAGCACTCTAAGCAACCCAAAAAGATAGCAAAGAAAACAGCGAGGCACCGCAAATGATAGATAGAGAAGAATATAAAAAAGGTGGTAAGGCTAAGAAGAAAGATCCACGCTTAACCCGTGCAGGCGTTAGCGGCTATAACAAGCCTAAGAGAACTCCTAACCACCCTAAGAAGTCACACGTTGTAGTGGCTAAAGAGGGTGACAAGATCAAAACCATTCGATTTGGTGAGCAAGGTGCTAAGACGGCAGGTAAGCCAAAGGCAGGAGAGTCTGACAAGATGAAGAAGAAACGTGCAAGTTTTAAAGCTCGTCACGCTAAGAATATTAAGAAGGGTAAGATGAGTGCCGCATATTGGGCTAATAAGGCCAAATGGTAGGCCCTGTATCATCTGTATCAAACATGCTACTGAGTAGTTATGTCAACACAGAGACGCGCACTTCTGTTGTTAATAGTGGTGGGGATACTGGTAGAATTGATACTACTGTCTTCAGGACTGTGTACTATCAGTATGATCATGGGACGCTAAGTGTACGCAATGTATCCTCATCGTCCCAGACCATCAACCTTTTAGTTTAAAGCTTCTAATTCTTTTTCTAAATCTCTATGTAAATCTTTAACTAAAGGATCTACTTTATTCAATATTTTTTGAATAAATAATATATCATCTTTACTAAAAATTTTATTAAGTTCTTTATTAGGAAGTTTAGAGTACTCAGTCATTAATAATCCTTTAGGATTAATAAAAACTTTAAAGCTTATAATATTGCCTTCTGACACAGTTAAGCCACATTAGAAAATTTAATTTTACTAGCATTACCACGTAAGCCAGCTTTCATATAAGTAGTTGCACGACCTTCAAAGAAGTTCTGATGCTCTACACCTAACACATCGTCAAGCCAGTTTAGTGGATTATCTTTTACTTCATAGTTAGGTTTTAATCCTAATTGAAGTAAACGCCTGTCAGCAATATATCTAATATACTGTTGCATTTCAGATTTAGTTAATCCTTCAATATCACCCTGCTCAAACACCAAGTCCAAGAACCTATCCTCTAGGTCAACCATTTCCCTACATGCCTGATAGATCTCAGCCTTGAAGTCATCAGTCCACAGGTCAATGTTCTCCTGCATAAACTCCCTGAATAGCTTTGTCATTGCCTCTACGTGCATAGACTCATCACGTATACTGTAGGTAATAATCTGTCCCATACCCTTCATCTTACCAAACCTTGGGAAGTTCAACAGGATGATGAAGCTACTAAAGAGTTGTAGTCCTTCAGTAAAGCCTGAGTAGATAGCTAGTGCCTTAGCAATGCTCTTCTTGTCTCCTTTAGTGACCTTCACAGCGTTGATGTACTCATGCTTGTCAGCCATAGCTTCGTACTCTGAAAACGCCTTATACTCCACCTCTGGCATCCCTACGGTGTCCAGTAGCAGGCTGTAGGCATGTTGGTGT